CCGAGGGGCAGTTTCCAACTAGATTTCTGCGGTCCATCACGACCCTGGAGTTCTCCGACGACAACGTTATCCAAACCTATTAATTTCTTCAATTTGCGCATCAATAGGGCTCCGGCTTCGCACCCTAAGTGCAAGCCAAGAGCGGCAAGCGATACCAACCGCATCGCTCCCCCACGGACAACATTAACTACGTGAACAACTATATCTAGTATTTCCTTAGCAATTTTAGCCCACCTTTCTAAAAAGGATTTTATTTTTGAATCTTCTTTGATTACGTCAGCCACAACAGCTGCTGACGTCGATTGGAGTGTTGAGTTAACCCCATGCATGAGCTGATTGACATTCCCAAGCGCCAAACTCGCGCCTTCCGTCAATCGCGATAGCCCCGCATCATGCCTAGCCACTACGTCACTGAGTTCGCCCATGGTTGACACAACCTTATCCATAACGAACTCCGCTTTCTCTTGAGTGGGAGCGAGCCCAAGGGCTCGACCAAACATTTGCCACTCGCCCTCACATAGCTCAGGCCCCGGGTTACTCTCGACGTCCCCCGATTGCATCAATTGACTCTGCACCACGGCGGCGGTGACCGCCTCCGCCACAGTATGCACCAACGGATCCACGGGCTGTTGCACCCTCCCTTCCGCCGGCGGTGTGAATGGTCTCCTGTACTGCCTCATTTGAAGAGGGAAGTAGACCATAAAATCATCCGCGACGGCATGATATATGTACGCCGTAACGTCAGCCGCCTGAGTGTCAAATGAAATTGAGATTTGCGGCCACAACGCGGAATAGGCTCCGGTGTTTGATGGATTCGGCACGACGGGTGCCTCGGCATAGTAGGGCACCTCTATGACTTTCTGCTGTTGCTTAGTCGGATACCACTGCACAGCCCCCGCAAAGGTATGCGTCAAATTTGGATGCACTCCTGGGGGCGGTGTAATGGTCGCCCTAAATTTCTGCGCGAGCGGGAAGTCCGCGTACAGGTAAGCAAACGCGGTGATGTTAGGAACCCGCCCACAATTGGTGGCAACAATAACTCGATTAGCGCCCGATGCGGCAAGATAAGTATCCAAAATGACACAATGTTCCCGCCCAAAGAAAGCGGGCGCAGCCCACTGCTCCTGTACAGTCTCCGAAAGAGGGGGCAAGGTGTTGACATTGACCAGTCCCGAACCCCCATACGATGGTCGACGGAGGAGGGAAAGAACATTGTCATGGTCAGTCACAATAAAACCTGCTTGCTCGCGCGTGGCTTTTTGATAGGCCACTTGCGAGGTGGCTACACCTCTCGCTGAGTCCGAAATCTCACTCATCTGCAACAATCCAACAACTTCGTCCGCTTCCGACCCTGCTTGCCGCTTCACGGCAACGTGCGGGTTCAAAGCCTGAATCCAGATGGAGAATTGAATGGTCTGCGGCGCGGTTGTAGGCGCCCTCAACTCATTCCAAACAACAACATTCAATGAGCCATAATTTGGATATCTTCCTCGCAAAATGCGCGTTACCATACTATATGGCACTACAAACTGGACATTGGTGTCCGTCGAAACGTTTAGTAGTGCATGAGGCAACTGCATGATGGAAGAAAATGATGTGCCAACAGAAGAAATATTGAGGGGAGACCAATAGAACATCAACGCCCCCTGATGGAAAGGGGTAGGGTTGATGCGCAAAGTCACCTTAAAGTCCATACGATAGAATTCATGATAGCTGACCAACCCGCTCGGTGCTAGGGCTGGGTCAAGAAAGGCATCCGGCAGTAGGCGCGAATAAATATTAGTCAATCGCGTCTGGCTCGTGGAAAAGGGCCGCCCATAATCTATGAGATATTCTCGCTCGAGAATATTGAGGGTGTCAGCAGTTACTACATTACCCGACACCCCCACGTTCCTGTTGACCTGCCCCACCATTTTCTGCAGAAGCGGGGCTATAACAGGCTCCTCTGTGGTGATATTCTGTACCACCTCCTCGTTCATCTGCCACACACCACTCGACCAAAATTGGATGTCATTCGCCGGAGGCCTGGGGACCTTAAATTCGAAATCAGGCATGGCCTCTATGTAAATATTGACATCAATTGTAGTGGCCACGGTCCCATTTGAGTCAAGGGGATTTTGCACAAAAACATTAAAAGTGCCCAAACAATCCCGCAATGTTGGTACGGAAATTGGTCCCAAAGTACTCCCCGTCTTCAGGTAATCCGTTTGTGTGACAAAGGGTATATCCAATGTAGTCCGATTATTGACTCCCAGGTCAATAGTAGCTGAAGTGCAATTTCGCAGTCCCGCAAGCGTAGCAGCTGCAAGGGACGGATTGAAGGCAACATATAGCTGCCCCTGATGAAATTTAGATGGCAAACACTCCACTGTGAATCGAATGCCCCCCCGCCAAAATGAATAAAGCAGAGAGAAAAAGGACAACGGAGTCGCATCATACGTCACAAAACCCCCAGTTACTGTATTGCTACAGAATGCCGGAGACACGGGAATTGATGTCAAAAGGTCTCCGGGCACGTTCGTTTGCGCCCACGCCAAAACAGCACACCGCGCTGGAATCTGGCACCTGGCCAAAATGGAAGTGGCCTGGCGCATGCCCTCCTCTGTCTCACTGAAAAGAGCAAATTGCTCCGGCATAATGTCTTTCGCACTAAGGGCCAATGAGGAGACCTGCTTCGGCAAGTCTACAACTGCATAATTTCCATCCTCACTCTGTTTCACCGACGGAGTATCGTGCATAAACTCTCCAAAGAGTCCCTGCGCGATTCCCCCAATAGCCGGCAGTAAAGCACTGGCTATAGGACCAACAACTGGGATTTGTCCAACAATATCCTGCACGAAATTCATCTCACGAGATGGTTTCTGCCGACTGGCCATTTGCATAACGCCTTCCACAGGCACCAGCACTCGCCAGCCACAATCGTCACATGTCTCCTTACCTTGCTGTAAACATCCACACTTGAGGCGCTTAACAACGTACTCAAGCTCCAAAATCTCACTTCGCTGGAGAAGAACAGTCCGCTCCAAAACAGCACACGCCTCACAACTCACAGAATCAGAAGTATCAGCCATTATAAGATCGTAGAGAAATGAAAATGCCTGGTAATAGCAAGAGAGTAATTCAGAAATTGTCACCATAAGAAAATTAGAAAACCGAACAGCGAACGGGCCGCCACCCCACACAACTAGTCACCGGTTGCGTACGGCAGACAATTACGGGCTGCCACCACCCCACATCAGCTCACTTATTACTTACAACTAAATATCCACTCAGCAGAAAGATAATGATTCGATGTCCCCTCAGATACGGCGTCAGAGGGTACGTAACTCTAGGTATTTGGCCAAACAAGCGTCCACAGCCAACACCAAATCATTCAGTGCGTTCTACAAAAGTTTCAAATCAAATTGCAAGGACTCACTAGCAAGCGGTAACTTCATAATAGCAGTAATTCGATACTCTAGCGAAAGGGCGGGTTATTAAGCCGTTATCCCTAACACACATAAAGAAACTTACTATTATTACTGAATACAACACTAGCAAACTTCATGACCTAACGCCTCTAAAATAATAATAAAAGGGGAAAAAGGGGGGGGCTTGGGGCACAACTCCCAATCAGTGCATAATACGGCGTACCGCACGCACCTTACGGGTACGAATCGTTTGCAGAGGCTCCTAACCTCCGTCACGACATTGCTGCCGGGTAGATACGGTCTACCAGACCTCAAAAGAGATGCCATGCAATGATATTGC